AAGCTTCTCTTGAAGATATGGGTATTGATGTTAAAGATACAAACGATAATCCACAGAAGAAAGCAGAAAATGCAGAGATGCAACGATTCCTTATGATTGCTAACAGTATGTTAGATAAAGAAGGTACAGACACACCTGATGAAGGGCAACAGATGGTTGAGTCTATGGTTGAAACGCAGGAGGGAGAACCTGTGGAGGAAGAGATGCCACAAGAAGAAGAAATGACACAAGAACAAAAGCCTATGGGCTTGATGGCAAAGGGTTAATATACAATGGCGTTTAATAAGAAAGAGTTTGCAGCAGGTTTTCTCAATCAAGTAACAGACAATATGATTGATATGCGTGAGGAAGCTGAAGCCTTTAAGCAGAAACAGATAGAGGCTAGTGAGCGTAACAGAGCACTAATAAGTACACGTACCGCTAGAGCCAACGCAGCTGTATCTTTAGGTAGAGAAGCTCTCCAGTATTTACCAGAAGGTGCTAGGTCTAAAGGTATTATACGTACTGCTATGGCTTCTGGCATGACAGGTGTAAGTGAACTTAGAAATAAACTTGCTAAGGCACACGCTAACGCAGGTCTATCCGCAGGTGAAAGACTATCTATTAACGATGTTGAAGCTATTATTAATATGCCTAATATACCTGACATTGATACAAAGTATATTGATATGCCACTAGAGCAGTTTGCTAAAGAAACATATGGTGCTACAGCAAAAGCAACTGAGTTTAAAGACGACACTAGTATCGTTGGTAGATTGTTTGGCTTCGGTGCTATGGATAGAACAAGAGAAGAACTAGGAAAAACACCTTCTGGTGATGGTATGTCTGTTGCAGATATAAATGCCGCTTCTCGTTTAGCTGAGTTTAATGCTCTTATACCTAATGCTGTAATGTCATTCTCTGATATAGAAACTTTTAGTAAGACAGAAGCTTTTACTTTTGCTAAAGATATAACTAAGTTGTATGATGATGCAAAAACTTCTAAAGAAGCAAAGGATGAGGCAGAAAAGGCTCAACAGATTCTACTGACAAAAGCGAAAAACGAAGGGCGTAAAGCAAGTGAGGTAACTTCTGTAGAGATTCTTGAGGCACGAAGAATTGCTACAGAAGTATATGCCAGAGGTCAGGTTGAAGATTATATAGATATGTTTGCAGGACAATACGGTGCGGTTGGCGGTTTCTTTAATCAGCAGATAGCTATGGATCAGATTAATAAACTTATGGGTGATGGATACCTAGATACACTAAAAGGTAAATATGGGTTAGATCCAAAGAAAGATAAACCTGATGCAGTGACTGATAAGGTTAAAGACTCAGCTACTGAAGAAGCTAAGATGAAAGAATTACCATACGAAGAGCCTACAGTAGCACAACCTGTTGCAGAATCTTTACCACCAGAGAAGCACAGACCAGGTGGAGATAAAGAAGTAGGTGCATTTGGAGATGCAGATGCTAGGCGCTGGGATAAGCAGTATGGTGCTCGTTACAACCCAGATGGTACTCCTATTATAGTTGAACCTAGACCTACAGACAAAGAAGCAACAGTCATGGTTGAGAATAAATATTCAGGGAAAGAGAAAGAGACAAACGCACAACAGGCGTGGGATGACAAATATAAGAAAACCCACAACGAAGATGGTACTCCTAAGAAACTTAAAGGTGACTAAGTATGAATTACTTTGAACAAAAAGAATATATGAAAAACCTTTACAGTGGTGTAGATACTTCTACTAAAAAGGAGTATGAAACTCTATCGTTTGACCCAGAAGAAACATTATCTGTAGACGACCTACGAAAAGACTATAAATATAATTCACCTATCCGTGACTATATGATTGAACGTATGGGTGTAGATTATCAAACTAAATCTGATGAAGATGTAGTAGATGATTTTGTAAAGCACATGCGTTACTTCAACTCTAATACTGTAATGACTGCAGGTGAAGTTAGATTTGTTACTAAAGCAAACGACAGACAAAAAGAGACAGCGCGTAAAGCTTATCAAATATATGATCAGCTAGGTAATGTCTTTGTTAATGATGGTTTAATGGGTGCAGTAAAAGGTGTAGGAGACTACGTGTTTGCAGCGGCTTCTGATCCTACTAACTACTTAGGTATACTTACTGGTGGTATAGGTAGAGCTGCAGCTGGTGGTGTTCAAGTAAGTGGTAAGCAAGTTATTAAAGCGGCAGTACGCAGGGCTGGTAGAGAAGCATTACAATCTGGTGCTACAAAACAAGCAGCAATAGATGCAGGTCGTAAGGCTGGTAGAGAAGCGGCGGCACGTGCGGCGGCTAGAGGTATGACCAAGAAAAGAACGCAAGGTGTGTATGATAAAGTCTCTAAACTTATTGAGACAGAAGCTATGAAAACTATACCTAAAGATGCTATGAAAAAGGCACAACAGGATCTGTTTAAATCAGCGGCAACTAAATCATTATATGCTACTACAGCGCTGGACGCTACAGCTGCGGTGTATCAAGATATTGCAAATCAAGAGGCTCGCCTAGAAGTAGGAGCGCAGGATTCTTTTAGTAAAACACAGAGTGCTTTCTCTGCTCTCCTTGGTGGTGTTGCAGGTGGCGCTCAACTTATTACACGTAAGCTAGGTGCTGGTAAATCAGGCTTTGAAGACACACGCACAGAGACAGAGAAGTTAGCACAGAATACAATAGATTTATATGCTCCTATTCTAAAGAAAGCAGACACACCTGAGGCGGCTAAAGCTATACGTAAAGCTGCAGATAAGTGGAATGCTAAAGTAGCTAGAGGTAAGAAGGGTAGAGGCGAGATACTAGACGACTCTCAACTTATTAGAGAGATTATGTTTGGTGATCCTGATGAGTTAAAACCAGGTGAGATAGGTGGACTTGTTGGTGTATTCAGAGCTAAGGGATATAAGGTTGGAAAAGAAGTTCACATATCTGACGTTATGACTAACGTAGCTAACTCACTTACGCAGAAAGAACTCAAAGATATTAACAAGTCTATAGGAAAGCATACAGGGTTTAACTTTGGAAACCTTACTGGTACACGTGTTAAGCTAGGGGATCTTATGGCAGATCGTTTTAGTGAGGCTGGTAAAACTCTACAAGTAGCATCACAGGTTAGTAAGACTTTAAACGCTGGGTTATTAGCGGCTGAGACTAAGATAAAACTGCAGTCTAACACTATTAAAAAAGCTGAGGAAGCTGAAAAGACATTAGCTGATGGTACAAAAGTTCCTAAGCCAGCTGAGCCGATACGTTATGGTCAGTCTGTATGGAAACGATTACTTGTTTCTTCTCCAGCTACTACAGCATTAAACGTTGCTGGTTTTAGCCAGTACTATGTAGGTCAAACTGTTGCTGATCTGTTTAGTTCAACAGCGTTAATGACTAAAGGTTTAGCACAGAGTGTTACTAATCGTAGTGCTGCACAGGAATCATTTAGACAAGCACGTGCTCTTAGCTCACTACAGGTACAAAAGATTCGTAACTTGATGGACCCATATACAACACGTGATGCATACATGAAGTTCCTTGAAGATCCTGAAAACTTAAACGCGCAAAAGGTATTGTTTGAAACTATGGCAGGTGGTGTAGATGCATCAGCTAAACGTTATGGCATGGACCCTAACAACCCAACCTTTCGTAATGTAGAGGCTTTCACTAGAGCTATGAATCAGATAACAGGTGTTCGTATACAGGATACGTTTACTAAGTCTCAAATGTTTATGACTGATATGGATAAATACCTCAGATTAAAGAGAGGTGTTACTCTTAAAGAAGCCTTACTATCTGATGATATAATTATTGATGATGAGGTTATATCAGGTGCACTAGATACTACTCTAAAGTCTGTGTTTGCTAAAGACTATACTACAGCAGAACAACCAGAGCTTCTTAGAACAGCGGCAAAGTTTGTAGAGACTGTATCTAATACACCAGGCTTAGGTACTATACTACCCTTTGGTCGTTTCTTTAACAACGTTGTGGCTACTGCTTATCAGTGGTCGTTCCTCTCTGCACCTGAGACACTACTTAAACCTGTGTTTAAACGAATGGCTAAAACTGAAGGTGTAGATAATATCACGGAAATGGATGCGGCTGCTCGTACAATAGTTGGGACAGCTGGTTTAGCACTTGCTGCTCAGTATGATAAAGAACGTAGGGATGATGGCTTAGGTGTATTCGAGATTAATATAGGTGGCGGTAAGATTATAGATGCTAAAAACACATACCCTTTTTCTGCCTTCCTTGCCGCTGGGCGTATCGTCAATATGAAGATGAACGGCGAGACTGTACCACCAGAGCTTATACAAGAGATGGGTACTCAAGTTGCTGTAGGACAGTTAGCAAAAGATGCTCAGTTTGGTAATGATCTAAACAATATACTAGATGTATTAATAAACCAAGATGAGGGTGCACGTGGTGCACAGTTTAACGCCTTCCAAAAAACCTTTGGTAATATCTTAGCAGGTACTACTAGACCTTTAGATGCTGTCAATAAGATTGTAGGTTTTGCTATGGGTACAGACACAGCTAAAGACGTGCGACAGGCTGATGGATTAGGTTTGTTTACTCAGACTTCTACAAAATACTTTGATAATATCCTTGAAGCATTCATAGGCAAGACAGATAGTATTACTGGTGAAGATTTGAAAGTAGCAACAAGAGAGGGTGAGATATATGATGCTAACCCCTTTGCTAGAATCTTTGGTCTAACTATAAAGCAAGGTCGTACTGCTACTGAGAAAGCATACTCTATGTCTGAGATGCAAGCTTGGACTGCTAATGAGAGATCTAAACTACCTGCATACGATAGAGCATTCAACGGTATGTTAGCACCTATCTTAGAGAGACAGACGCAGAGACTTTTAAGGACAGAGAAGTTTATGAAAGCTGACCTGCCTGAAAGACGCGGTATGTTAAAGGCTGTACTACGTAGCGCTAAGAAGCAGATACGTGAGAAGTTGGACAGTGGTTATACTACAGGGGATAACGTTAAGCTAAGAGCCGTATATAAAGCACAGTCAAAGTTCTCTAAAGAGATAACATCAGAAGCTAAGAAAGTAATGAAAGAAAAGTTTGGTGTGAGTGGTGAAATAGAAGACTACTCTTTCGCTGAGCTAGATCTATTTATAAGTTATAGTGAGCATCTCAAAGATGCCTATGACGAAGCAGGTCAGTTATAAACAAAGAGAGAGGGGGCTAAGAAGCCCCCTTATTTTATTCCATGTATGTCAGCTGATAACCTAGCCCACATCTTTGCTTCCAGTACCTTCTCCCTAGCTCTCTCCTTTTCCCTACAGTCGTGTAAGTTGTTTAAGATGTAGTTGTCTAGATCACGCACTTCTTTGTTAAGCCCTGTGTTAAACTTATTACTCTTAGTCTTAACAAAGTTATTTGCCTCTAGCTCTATCTTCTTCATTCTTTATTTTCTACTTTCTTTAGGTAGTCTATTGCTCGTTGCAATCCCTCAAGATCATCGCCTAGTAAACCTATACCACGATTACAACTGCTACAGAGATGCCCTCTATATGTTTCTGTAGTATGACAGTGATCTAGGTGAAGCTTCTCTCCTCTAAGATCTTTTGCATCTACACCACAGCAAGCACACTTACCAAGAGCTTTATGACCATGTAACTTCGTAAGAAAATGTTGTACGTTTCTAGCGTTGTTATTACAAGGTTTACATTTGTTATGTAAGTGCTCGTTAATACTACCATCTTTTGATAGGTTACGAACTGCTACATGAAAGTTTTCCTTTGTTTCAGGTAAGACTTCTTTACATGCGGTACATCTTTTATGCCTAACATAGTCTGGTTCTTTTTCTTCTATATGCTCAAACAAATCGAACTTTAGTTGCATCATGTATCCTCTGGTAGAGCGTTACACATAGGTAATATAAAAACTTTTTCAGTAAGTTCTTCTGGTAAGTATGTATATACACTTGTCATTGCACGTGCTGCACCATCAATACAGCTATCATATGTATCATACAGGATAGGTGAGGCTTTTATTGTTGGCTCCTCACCCACCATGAATGCTATAAGCACAAGAACATACATTATTCTTGCTCTTCAGAATCAAACTTATCTTTGACGTAATCTACCCCCTGTGTTACTTTAGGTTCTACATAATTATAAGTAGAACTACCTACATTACTAGCTACGTCAATAGCTGCAATACCTACAAAAAACATTACTAAAACTTCAACCATCTAAGTGTTCCTTCAGTTTGTTATAATCACCAATATGGTGACCTTCATTATCCCAGACTTGGGGTACAGTATTCATACCTGCCTTTAACATTAGTGTTAACAACCACCTACTACTAACTGTATCAATAGAGTAAGGCATAAACGCTATGCCTTTCTCCTCTAGTAAGTTCTTTGCTTTGTTACAGAACTCACAACTACTTGTTCCTAATACTATATACATAGTCTATACCAAATCTACTATTTCACAAGAGTCTCCAGAGCAAGCCATTGTTTGCATAGACACTGTGTTATCTTCACTCTCGTAGTCTGACAACTCTGACCAATCAATACTGGTAGGCATCTTTGAGAGTAATTCTTTGTACTCTTTCTTATCTATCTCTTGGTAAGGCGCTTGCTGGTATGAGTGATCTGAGTGTGGCAAAAATGACACACCTGACATTTCATCAAAGTGTTTGTACACGAATGCACCTACATCCATCCACTCCTCATCACGTACTGTTATAGTAACAGATGGCTTATGCTCACACCAGTGTCGTTGATATGCAAGCCACAACTCTAACTGCTCCACAGCCGACATAACATTACGTGTCACTGACTTCTCAGGCGACTTAACTGGGAAGCTAAACACAACTGTAGAGTCAGGCTTCATAACACATGGTTCATTAGGTATACCTCTATCAATCATAAACTGAGTTAGAGGATCTTTATTGTCACCACGTACAGTACGAATATAGTATGGGCTATGTCTCGCATGGATTCCACTGGCGCTATCTACAAGCTGTGAAACCGTGCCGCTAGGTTTTACGCAGCTGATAGCAGCACTGGCAGGTATACCTAGTAGGTTAGCCCAATCCCGATTAGTTTCTACAGCAACAGAACGTAGGTGCTCTAGTGTCTTCTTCAGACCTTTGTTCTTCTGTGTCATTAATGGGTTGTCCATGATACCTGTCATAGATACACCAAGCAATCTCTCTTCTGCTGTATTGTTCTGCCATACTTTACGTAGGTAAGGAAACTTAATCATAGTAGATTGTATTGTACCTAAGATAGTAGCAAGTCTAACCTTACGCTCAAGATCTTCTAGTGTATCAGTAGCACGTACTACACACTCCGTTAGGTTACAGAACTGGTATGGGCGTAAAATTATCTCACTGCAAGGGTTGCAGCCGAACTCGTAGTTAGGATCACGTCTACCATTCTTAGCCGCTTGTACCTTAGATGCCTGTCTGTTAAAGATACCACGCTCACCAGACTTAGACTCAACCAGAGACAACCATTCACGCATGAATGTTTCCATGTCTGGCTTCTCACTGTAAGCTACTGAGTTGTTAGCTAATGCTCTATGTCCTGCAGTTTCCCACCACTGTCCTGACTTAGCATGACGCATTCTATCATCAGATAAATTACTCAATGAAATCATAGCACTACGGCGTACACCACCAACAACAACTATCTGACCTATGAAACACATAAGGTCGTGACATTCCATAGAGCTAAGCTTACGTCCTTGCGCTCCCTTGAAAGTAGCTACAGCGAAGTTAAATAGTTCTACTAACGGCGCTGGTCCTGATGCTCTACCGCCAAACGTTTTTAGTCTTGCACCTGCAGGACGAACCTGAGACACATCCCACTTAGGTATTTCACCAGCCCATAGGAGTGCAAGAACTTGACGGAACCCCTTAGCCCAGCCTTCTTTGCTGTCCTTAACGACGACGACAGACTCACTGTCGAAAAGATCAGGGACTTCTGGGAGCTTTGTGATGAACTGTCTCTCAACAGAGAAGCCAACACCCGTACCACAGAGAAGGATATACATAGCTTCATCGAAGGACTTAGGGTCATCTACGGGTAAGTAGCTACAATTATATCCTGCTGTATTGTCGCGGTCTAAAGCTAAACCAGCAGTCATCATCGCTCGCATACTAGGCATTATTTCCTGGCCCAGTATAGCCTGTTCAAGGTTCATTACATCTGTATTAGCAAAACAACTATCGGCTGAAACTACTCCACGATCAAGCGCCTTGCGAACTACGTTATCCATGTAACGTCCTACTGTCTCTCCCCAAGACTCACGGCCTTTGCCATCAAAGTACTTGGCATAGCGTGACTTGTGTATGAATGCTTGATAGTCTGTTGGTAATTGGTTACTCATCTATTATCTCCTGATCCTTTTATTACACCACGTGCAGCGCGGCTGTTTAGTTTGTACATATTCCTTTGTATTATATCCTGTAGGTCACTGTCAAAGTAATTAGCTATAGCAACTGTATAAAATAATACGTCACCACATTCTTTGAGAATACCCTCTTCATCATTAGTATTATCACGCAGTACACGCTTTATCTTGCCATGTAATTCTCCTACTTCCTCACACAACCCTAATAGGTTTTCCATTAGCCTATCCTCAGGTTTTGTTACAATCATACTCTCAACAAAGTCGGAATACTCTGTTGGTGTTGAGTCTATTAGATTGTTTATTGCTTCTATGTCTTCTCTAGCAATCATTTTCTTTCCTTAACATTTAAATTTTCTATATTCATATCGTCTACATCGTATATAACATCTGTTATTAGATCGTGTACATCTTTTTCATGGCTGTTGTTAGCGGAAGACAGTATATTATTGTTGTCTTCTACCTTAGCTACAAATGTAACATTAAACTTTTTCATGCACTACCCTTTGTCTTCGTCCATCTGTTGAGTATAATAACATTGTCCTCTACCTTGTACCCAGTATCTGTTTCAATCAGAGCTTCTTTGTACTGATCTGGGAACATCTCTCTCATAAGGTCACCTCGTAATTCTACAAAGTCATCCCATGCATCAGGATACTTATCTAAGAATGATTGTGCTGCTGCCATAGTAAGAGCTTCCTCTAGTGCTGCCTTCATACCATCGTGTGTTTCAGCCTCGCCAAACACTAGACCTGTCTTGATGTGTCCTGTCCACTCACCCTCTTCTGTTAAAGGGTGTAGTATAATAGCAACATCTCCAGGCTTTACTTCATAGCCCATCATAATCTCCTCTTCACTTTCACACGTTGATCTTTCATACGCTTACCCTTCTCTAATAGCCAACCCTCAGGTATTACTCGATGCGCCCACTTGAATCCATTCTTCTCACACCAATCACAGTACCTACTCTTAGCACCCTTATATAGTTTAGAGTTTGCGTTACTAAATACAAAACGTATATCTAGTTTAGGATGTTGCTTCTGTATTTCTACGTGCTTGCGCCTATCTCCAGAACTGAATAACCCTTTTGTCTCAATTATAATACCGTTGTCTAATTCGAAGTCTGGTGTATAGGTGCGATACTTTAAATCTTCCCACTCTATCTTTAGCTTTTCATACGATACAATCTTCTGCCGTGTCTCTAAGAATGTAGCGGCCTCTAGTTCAAGGCCACTACGATAGTTTCTTCTGTTGTGTTTACGAACCACTGCCATCTCCAACAAGTACATACTCTACAAGAGGTGCTTCTTTCTTACCCTTATACACACGTGAAGGTAGTTCCTGTAGATCCCAACACTTGTGCTTGAAGTCACACCAGTGACACTTAGAATTAAGTACTAGGTTACCACTAGGCTTCTTGAAGTATGTCTCAGGTACTGGCTCATAGCAACGCTTGAACGGTTCATCACTCTCGATGTAGTCCACAGTAGATTGGATGCTATCTATTACAGCTTCCTTATCCACATCAGATGCGTCTACATACTTAAACTCACCGTTCCCTTTGTTGACTACCCACCAGCCACCTACATCCTTTCCTGCAGCTTCTGCATAGCCTACAAGCTGTGATACATAGCCAAAGCTATCGTCCTTGTTTAGAGACTCAAAGCTTTCAAACTTATTCTTATATGACCAAGGAGAGGCAGACTTAACATCGTCAATCTTTCC